GGCGGGGATGTTGTCAGAGTCCATGCCATTCCTGATATCGAGCTGGCCAGGATCGAAGACAGAAGCGGCTACAAGCTGGGGGATGCTCTGACGGCTCTGTCATCCCAGAAGCTTACGCCGGAAGAGGTCGAAGCCCTCAAAAATAACACCGCCAACGAGGAGTTGGTGCATAAAGGCGCACAGGTTCTCAGCCCCCAACTGACCCTCTTCCTGGCCGAACTCTGCAAGGCCGGCATAGTTCCCGATCCAAATTGCGCTTGCAGAGGCAAGGGCTGTGAGGAGTGCGACGTAGTCGCTATGGTCGATGAGCTACGAAGCTACTCGATACTCACGGTCGGGATGGCTGTAATTGGGGCCTCTACTGCCTCCTGGAAGGAGATCGAGGATTTTTTCTTAGCCCAGAAGGCGCAATCTGGAGCCGCATTGCCTGCATAGGGCAGGGTTTCGGTCCTGTGCAGGATCTGACATCTGCCCAGGTACTCTTTTTGGGCCTGGCTGGGATGGAGGATGCCCAGATCACTGCAGGCAACGGCCTCGTGAAGCGAGATGCTGCGGAGGTGCAAGCTACGTCAACTGCTGATTATTTCCGAGCAAGAAAAGCAACTCGGCCCGGCACGCAGGAGTTTGCCGAGCTGCAGGAGAAGCGCAAGCGGCAGAGCGGCCTCAGAAAGCTCCTGGATAGCAAAGTCAAGGCGCTGATCCAGGAAGATATGCGATACAGGTAGGGGGACCCACATCACTTTCACCCCGCGCTGCTCGATTTGATATAATAGCAGAGGCTACTTCTGGATGGGCGTTTGTATGCCGTATAAAGATCCAGAAGCAGCTAGGGCATATCGCGAAGCTCATAAAGAAGAAGCACGGACATATAGCCAGGCATATAGGGCCACACATAAAGAAGAATTATCTTTAAGTAAAAAGATATATTATGAAGAACATAAGAATGAAATTCGACTGAAACATAGAACTTATTATGAATCGCATAAAGAGGAAATAGCAGTCAAAAATAAAGCGTATGCGGAAGCCCACTCAGACGAGATCACGGAGTACAAAAAAAGGTGGTCCGATGCGCACAAAGAAGAATTACGCGCAAGGCGCAAAGAAAATTATTCATGTAATAAAGAAGTTATACTGGGTCGTCAAAAAGTGTATCGTGTCAAACATATTGACATGTATCGGGATTATGGTAAAGCGTATTACTCCTCCCACAGAGAAGAATGTAGTGCGCGCAGCCACTGTTATTATAAACTTCACCAGGACGAGATAAAACGGCATGTGGCTGCATATCGAGACTCCCAAAAGACAGTCGAGATTGTTTGCATTCAATGTGGAAAGCACACACATGTCTTGCCCAGGCAATCAGGCAAATTCTGTTCAAACAAATGTGCTCGAATGCATATGGCGGGACCTAACCACCCAGGTTGGAAAAATGGAGTCTCGTATGAGCCTTACTGCCCCAGGTTTAATAATACTCTTAAAGAAAAAATCAGAGATGCGTTTGATCGGAAGTGCTTCTTAAGTGGCATTCCAGAAAATGGCACGAAGTTGTGTATACATCACTGCGATTATTTAAAATCACAGGGATGTCAAGGACAACGATGGAGTTTGTTGCCATTAAATACCAGATGGCATGTCAAAACCAATTTCAATCGATGGTACTGGTTTGGTCTTCTGCGCGACTATTGGGCTTATAAATATCTAACATTCCACGGCATGGACATTTTTCCTGGCCCGGATAGGACCGCATGGTTGTGGGAGATATATAATAACGCAAGCGATGATTATGAGGGTATCCGATGACAGAGAGAACAGTTACTATTAAATTGGATTTGCAAGATCCCGGCATAGCGGATCAGCTCATGAAAATTCGCAAGCAGAGGGACGCACTAAACAACTCAAAAATAAAAATCGGCATAGACTCGGCAGGACTTGATCAAGTCAGGCGAGCCTCTGCCCAAGCGTCCGCCGCATCTGCCACCGCTATTAAGGATTTTGGCCTTCTCGGATCTGCAATTACCTCAAAAGCCATCCAGCCCCTACAACAATACCAAAATCTTTTAGGCAGCGTCGCACACGCGGGCAAAGCCGTAGGTCCGGGCATAGTGTCCGCATTGGCGCGCGTTTCTTCGGAATTTGAGAGACAACGCACGCTGGCACAGTTTTGGGGCACTAGCGGCTATTTGCACCAGGGCCTGGGGGCGTTCAAGTCTGCGATAGGCAACTTTGTGGCCACAGGGGGAGCAGGATTTGGGGGCTGGATACAAAATAGTATATCCTCTATTGCAAGCTACAGGACGGCACTTGTCGGCGCTTCTGCCGTCCTCGTGGGCTTTGCTGCAGCTGCCGCCTTGAGTTCCAAACACGCGCAGAATTACATTAGCTCGACCCTGGACTCTCGCCTGATGGCCCGGAAGCTGCCCGACAAGGAGGGTGCCGCCAAGTGGATCGAGTCTGCACAAAGCACAGATTGGTCAAAAGGTGCCGAGAGCAGGATGGGTGTCTTCCAGACGGTGCTCTCCAAAAACAAGGGCATGGGACAGCAGGCAGCACAAAAGGCAACCGAAGATATTGAGCGATACTTCTTCGCAAATCAGGAGATGTTCCAGAAAAAAGGGATAGCTTCTGCGGAAGAGTTTGCATCTCGCGTATCTGCGCCTACGCTATCCGGCGAAGATGCTTCTATATTTGAGGATATCTATGGACTGGGCTTTAGTAATCTGTCCTCGACGGCCAGGCTGTCCAGGGTGGGCACAGAGGCCCAAGGCATCGACATTGATAAAGAGGTTGCCAAGCGGCCCGATGTGGTTTTATCCGACAACCTCGCCAAAGGCACGCGCGCTGTCGGTGACGCGGCATTGCCCGCCTTAAACGCAGTGCTCGGAACGTTTTTAAAGGTTGTTGATGTTGTCAAAAAGATCCCAGGTCTCGGCAAAGCAATGGGCTGGGGGGCCGTGCTACTCGGTGCTGCATCAGCCGGGCTCGTGATGGTCTCGATGGTCGGCTCGCTCATTCCCGGACTGATAACTGTCGCTGGCGTCCTGAGCAAGCTGGGGATCGTCACAAGACTGGCGGCTGCTGGCCAGTGGGTCCTCAATGCCGCTATGTCCGCCAATCCCCTGGGGATCGCCATAATAGCCATAGCGGGCCTCGTTACTGCTCTCTATATCCTGGAAAAGAAGTTCGGCCTGGTCACAAAGGCCTGGCAGGCGTTCTCAGGATCGAGTATAGGGAAAGGCATCATAGGCTATATCGAGCAGGGCAAGAAAGCCCTTGAGGATATGCTCGGCAGTCTCGGTAAGGCATATGCAAGCGGAGGGCTCAAAGGCGTGCTCAAGGTAGGCCTAGAGGCTCTGGTTGCCAATTCACCTATGCTGAAGATGATCGCCTTTGTGGTGGAGTTCCTCCGAAAGATATGGGCCAACAGCGCCACGCTGAACAAGCTTATCGGCGCAGCATCAACACTCTGGACGATGGTGAGCAACTTCATTCTCGGCCTGTGGAATACCATTAAGAGCATGTGGTCCTGGTTCATCTCGGCCATACCAGGTGCGGAGAAAGAAGTTAAGCGGCAGGAGTTCGTCGCTCAGGCCAAGAAAGAGAAGCTCGGGGTAACGCCTGCCGGTAGTCTTGTGGAACTGGACGCCAACGGGCAGAACACTAAGATATCTGCATCTGGAAAAGCCTCCTCTCGGCTATTGCAGTTGCAGTCCGAATACAACGCTTTGCCGGGGTTCGCCGAGGGCGTGGCGGAAGCCGTGAAACAGGGCGTGTCGAGCATCGGCACTACCATAGCTACGGCAATTACCGGTGCGCTGTCCGGGATAGGCACAACAATCTCAGATGCAATATCCAGCATTCCGGGGTTTGATGCCTTAGCCAAAGCAATGGGGGAGCTGCAAAAGAAGCTCGGGGATGTCATCGACAAGCTGAAAACATACTTGCCTGATTGGGTGACTGGTGACGGAAGCGACGATACAAGTACGCCACCATCTTCGCCAGTGCCCACAAGCGCCGCGGCCCCAACCGAGTACGTGAACATGGCTGGGGATGTCATCGGAGCGGATGTGTACAATGGACTGGCTGCCGATCAGCAGGCGTACTGGAAGCCCAAAATGGACAAAGGCGGCCAGATCCGGGTCACGGGTTCTCTAATAGGCCATCAGTTAGAAGAGGTCGACCCGGCGCAGGTAGTCCAGGGCGGAAAGACAACGCTTGCCAAGATCAATGAGATGTTCGCAGGCATGTCTGGTACGGGAGCTGGTGGGCAGCCCATAACAGTCAACGCTCCCATAACACTCAACGTGGCCAAGATAGACAGCAGCGTCGATCTCGAAAAAGCATTGGCGAAAGCGGGGGAGGAGTTTGACCGAAAGCTGCTCTTCCGCCTCAGGAATTCATTGGAAGGCGGCAGCACACGCGGGATTGGGTATTTGAGGGGATGAAACTCCCCTCAAGATGTGATGTGGAGTGTCTGGAGCACCAGCGCAACGTCTTTGTCATAGTCTAGGTTGTTATCTGTTCTCAAAACAACGAATGTCTTATCATTGGGTTGATATGCAGCGATATAGTAGCTGGGGGCAATCACGTCGAAACTATCGCTTGGATAGACCACATTTATATTATGATGAACGCTCCATGTCGTAATTAGTGTTCCCTGTTTTCCGTCGATAGTTATCGGGTCAGGGCCCGCA